CTCCGGGCGGCTGAATATGACGGAAATGATGAGGTTGATTATCGGCTCGGTTTTCCAAGACGGTGAAATCCTAATCCGCAAAATCCATCAAAGATTCGGACGAGCCGAAGTCCCGTTCTGTCTGGAGGTCATTGAGTCAGACCTGTTAGTGGATAACCAGTGCACCATGACTCCGAGCCAGCGCGGAAATACGGTGCGGTTGGGCGTTGAGGTAAACCAGTGGATGCGGCCTCAAGCCTATTGGTTTTGGCCGAATCATCCGGGCGATATCAACGTTTCCGCCTACACGCAGAACCAACTGATCTGCATTGAGGCCGTTGACATCGTCCATTTGTATTTGGTCGAGCGATGGCCTCAAACCAGAGGCACGCCATGGCTGCACTCTGTTCTGAAAAAACTTAAGGACATGGGCGGTTATGTCAATTCCGAAATCGTTGCAGCACGGGCGGCAGCAAATATTGTCGGCTTTGTGCAGCGCGAGATTGTCGACGATGGGGATCTGGAAAACGACGGGAAACCGATTCCGAAATATCTCCGGAGCGAGCCCGGCATGTTCCAGCGCCTGCTCCCTGGAGAAAAATTCGAGGGATTCACGCCGTCCCGACCCAATTCCAACATCGACGCTTTTATGCGTTACATGCTGAGAGAGGTTGCCGCAGGCGTCGGAGTTTCCTACGAAACGTTGTCCCGCGATTATTCGCAGAGCAACTATTCCAGCTCCCGCCTGGCGTTGCTCGATGACCGAGACCAATGGCGTGTGTTGCAGACCTGGCTGATTGAAAAATTCCTGAAGCCTATCTTCTGCGACTGGCTGGATCACGCTGTTTTGTCCGGACGTCTGAATCTTCCCGGATATTTTGAAAACAAGGAACGGTATCAAACAGTCAGATTCAAGCCTCGCGGTTGGTCTTGGGTTGATCCGGCAAAAGAAGTTACCGCCTATATCAATGCTCGGAACGCCGGCTTTATGTCTGATAGCGACGTCGTTGCTGCAATGGGCAACGGTCAAGACTTTGAAGACATTTGCAAGCAGCGGGCAAAGGATAAAACCACTGCGGAATTTTACGGAGTAACAACAAACAGTCAGGTTTTGAAACAGCAAAAGGAGAGTACGGAGGATAAAAGTGACGAAAAAGAGGACTGAGTTGACTGCGGACCAGCTTCGTGGGCAGGTGCGTTCCGCAGTATTTGAACGTTCGGATGATCAGGATTCGAGTGTGATCAGATTCCCGGTGGCTTCAGATACACCGATCCAGCGATGGTATGGGAAAGAAATTCTGAGTCACAAAAAGGGTGCCATGGTCATGGGGGAGCGGCAGAAAACGCTTCCCCTTCTTTTTAACCATAACCGCGACAAGCTGATCGGCGTTGTCGAAAAACTCGACCAAGACGAACACCGGACCTATGCAACGGTCCGTTTTTCTACGTCCGAAGAAGGCCAAAAAGCCAAGGCAATGGTTGACGAACGAGTGCTCGTCAACTGCTCGTTTCAATACGAAATCAGAGATTACGACGAAATTCGTGGAGAAAACCGTGAGGACGATCAGATTATCGCAACCTCATGGGAAATCTTTGAGGTTTCCCTCGTAACTATTCCGGCCGATTCCAACGTCGGCGTTTATAGAGATTTTGAAACTAACTTAAAGGAAAAAAAGATGGCAATTAGAGATCAAGAAAATTCTGAAAACACTGTTAAAGATACAGAACAGCAGGTAAAAGAAAATGTTCGCGAGGCCGCGATTGCTGAAGCACGCCGCGCCCAGACCGAACTAGAAAATGTCCGTCAGTCTGAACGCCAGCGCATTGAGAATATTTATTCCCTCTGCCGTCAGTTCAATATCGACGACTCCGAGCGCGAAAACATGATCCGCTCCAATGAATCCATCGAAAACATTCGCTCTCACGTTTTAGACCTGCTCGGCAGACGTTCCGCCTCTCCTGTCGGCGCAGCATCCCGAGGCGTTTCCGACGACATGGGCCTGACCGCTGCAGAAAGGAATAACTTCAGCCTGGTGCGTGCTTTAAATGCAGCTTTAACTGGAGATTGGAGTAAAGCCGGATTTGAACGCGAGGTTTCTCAAACGCTTGCAAAACGCAGCGGCCGAGAAACAACCGGATTTTTCATGCCTAGCGATATCACAATGCAGCGTGATACCACGCCCGGATATATGGTCGGTCAGGCCACTCAGGGTGGCAACCTCGTTGCGACAGAGCTTCGAACAGGATCGTTTATTGACCTCCTTCGAGCCAAGGCAATGGTTACCCGTATGGGCGCGACCGTTATTTCCGGTCTGGTCGGAAATGTCGAAATTCCTAGACAAACCGGAGCTTCGACTACATATTGGCTGGCAGAAAACGGAGCCCCAACGGAAAGTAATGCTACGTTTGATAAGGTGTCTTTGAAGCCCAAGACAATCGGAGCATTGTCCTCTATTTCCCGAAACCTCCTGCTCCAGTCCAGCATGAATGTCGAAGCATTTGTTCGAAACGAGCTGGCTGTTTCTTTGGCCCTTGGCATTGATCTGGCTGCGCTCTGCGGAACAGGCACGAACAATCAACCCACGGGTATTGCAAACGTCTCCGGAATCTGCACGGTTGAAGGCGGCACAAACGGCGGCTCTTTGACCTTCGATAAGTTGATTGATATGGAAACACAGGTTGCAACCGCCAACGCCGACGTCACAAATATGTATTACTTGTGTAACGCTGCCACCATCGGTTTCTTGAAGAAGATCAAAAACACGACCGGAGATTACATCTGGAAGCCGATCACTGAGGCTGTCCGCAATGGCTTCCCGGGTGAAGTTAACGGCTATGCGGTTGGCCGTTCGAATCAGGTCCGCAGTGGTTTGGAGAAAGGTACGGCCAAAAATTGCCATGAAATTTACTTTGGCAACTGGGCTGATCTTCTCATTGGTGAATGGGGCTTCCTTGAAATCGACGTTAACCGTTACGGCGATCAATGGAAATCCGGCGGGGTCGAAGTCCGCGCTCTGCAGTCGATCGACATTGCAGTCCGCCATCCGAAGAGCTTCTGCCTCTTCTCTGACGCTCTGCTGAGCTGATCCTTCAGGGGCTTCGGCCCCTTTTTCTTTGGAGAAACACTATGAAATGCATTGTCCGACCGCAGTTTTATTTACACCACGAAGGAAAAGTTTTTTGTCCGGGAGAAATAGTCGAGTGGCCGAAGGATCAGCCGCTGCCTGCTCCGTTGCAAAGGTATGTAAAACCGAAGAATAACTCCGAGGCAGCCCCCGAACCGACTCAGGCAACTGAGACACCTGAGACCGATGTAACAGAAGAACTTCCTTTGCAGCCGGAGCCGGAAAATGATGAATGATTACGACGCAATGTTTCATGCCGACATTGACAGTACATTTTTGAGAGACTTCGGCAAGCAGCACCGAATTGGCTCTCGAATCGTCCGTTGCGTCATCGATACGAACGTTGGAACGCCGAATCCCGGCCTGATGTCAGAGCCGTATTACGGCCTCAGCACTAACCAGCTAAGAATTTTCGTCAAGAAAGGCGATATTCCAACGCCCGAGGTTAACCAAAACTTGTCTGTTGACGGCTCTTTTCACCGGGTTGCCGCTATCTCCGATGAGGTCGGGATGCTCGTTATCACGTGCGAGGAAAACAATGAATGAGCCGAAATTCGTTCGAAAACGCTAAACGGCGTTTGAATGGTTTGCCCGGAGCTTTGCAACGTGCCTGCTTTGCTGCAATGGGCAGAACGCTGTCTCACAGCAAAACAGTACTCAGTAGGGAAATTCGGAGCGAATACAGCATCAAGGCAAAAACGGCCTGTCGTGCCATCTCTGCAAAAAGGGTCAAAGGGTCGGGCTCAACGCCTGCCGAAATTAGGGTCCGAGGCCCGAACTTGTTTGCCAGTGAATTTGCCATGAGGCCCCGGACGGACACGACCGGCGCGAAACGCCGAGAGGTTCGTTTGGGAATCAGGAAAACAGGCCTTAAAAGCGTGGATCGCGGATTTGTTAGAAAAAAGGTATTGCTGCAGAGAACGACTTCCTCTTCTTACCCGTTGGAGCCGGTGTTTGGCCCGTCTGTCGCTGGTATGGC